ATGGGATTGACCGGAATTTTAATGGCACACGATCACAATGCAGATTATGATGGAGATGCAGTCCGTGTTAAAAATTGGAGTGGTATTAATCAGGTGATTGCAGAATAGGAGATAAGTGATGAGTCAAATTGGAATACATCCGGATCAAGAAAGACTGCATGAACTATTTGAATACAGAGATGGTAAGTTGTATAATAAAACTAATAGGGCCTCAATGGCAAGGATGGGCATGGAGTCTGGTGGTAAAACTACAGATGGGTATAGAAGACTAAAGGTTGATGGGAAACAACAATATGCACATAGATTGATTTGGATTATGCATAATGGTGACATTCCTAAAAATAAGTTCATTGACCACGAAAATCGTATAAAAACTGATAACCGTATTGAAAACTTGAGAGTTGTTACTAATCAAGAGAATGCATTTAATACCTCTGCAAAAGGTTATTCTTGGCATAAACGTCAGTCAAAATGGGGTGCATTCATAATGATTAATGGTGTGCAGAAGCATCTAGGTTCATTTGACTTAAAAGAAGATGCGGCAAAAGCATACCAAGTTGCTAAAGAAAAGTATCATATTATTGAAAAAAAATGAAAATAAAGTCTTGACATAGTATGGCAACTTCTGTATAATATCTATTGTGGGTTGGGGTTCTAACCGAAATTATAAGAGAGAGAGAGATATGAATTACAATAAATGGTTTTCAATGTATGAAGTTGTTAATGAGTCTGCTGATGTTGCATCACTTGCTTTGAAAGAGTTCAAACCTGCTGTTTTAGGGGGACTGTTATCAGATGAAGTTAAATTCAGTCCTGAATTCATGTCTGCAAAAAGAAGTTACAATGTAGCATTTAAGATCCTTCAAGACTTCAACAAAAACTCTCCTAAAGAATACCAAAGAAGAAGATCTGATGAATGGAGAGCATCTAAGATTGCTGCAAATAAAAGTAAATAAGTCTTGACATAGTCATGCGACTTCTGTATAATATCTATTGTGGGTTGGGGTTCTGACCGAAAACTTTGAGAGGTAATTATGTTATTGAATGAATATTTAAGTCCTGAAAATGAGAGATCTGTATTCAAGGGTATTCCGATGTCATTGAGAATGTGTGATGAAGTTCAGAATTTAATGATGACCAGAGAATTTTCTATTAAATATCGTGGTAGATCTACTAAGACATATAAGAGAAACCCATCATTCTGTAATAAAGAAAATGCAGAAACATTTGCAATTTACCCTTATAGTAATTATGAAACAAATTATAAAAATACTATCAAACGTGAATATGATGAATTTATTACAAAAATAAAATTGAGAAAAGCCTTTACATGAGGTAAAAGGTGTGGTATACTAGCTGTACAAATTGAGATTTAACTATATTATTAAAGAGAGAGAATTATGAAACCAATTACCAATTTTTTACAAAGTAAATATGATCAAATTATTGCAAGTCTAGAAGAAGATTTTCCAGGCAAGTCCCAGTTTACTAGAAAAGAAATCAAAGATACATGGTCTAAGATTGTAGGTAGGGAGCAAATGGTAGGTGATATTACTACTTTAATGGTCAAAGCATCCCACGGGGTTTATAATGTTTATGAATTTAATGTACAAGGTGTACTTTCCAAACCACCGACAATACCGAATGTTAAGGTTGCAACAGTTCAAAATGTGGTAGAAATAAAACCAGTAATTCGTAATGTTTATAAGACTTCATATATCCCTGAGATAGATCCATTATTTGTTAAGTGGGGAGCATATAAAGATGTTTTAAAGATTCTTAAGACTGATTTTTTCTATCCTATTTTCATTACTGGATTATCTGGTAATGGTAAAACCATGATGGTTGAACAAGCTGCAGCTAATGCAAAACGTGAATTTATTCGTGTTCAAATCTCCCCTGAAACTGATCAAGATGATTTGATTGGTGGGTTCCGTTTAGTTGATGGCAATACCGTATTCGAGAAAGGCCCTGTTGTTAAGGCAATGGAATTAGGTGCAATTTTATTAATCGATGAGATTGATCGTGGCTCTAATAAAATTATGGCACTACAAGGTGTTTTAGAGGGTAAACCCATTGTAATCAAAAAAACTGGAGAAATTGTATATCCGAAAAAAGGATTTAATGTTATTGCAACTGCAAATACTAAGGGTCAGGGTTCTGATTCTGGTAAATTCTCTGCTGCAACCATCATTGATGAAGCATTCTTAGAACGTTTCACGATTGCAATAGAACAACCATTCCCAACAATTGCAACTGAAGAAAAAATATTAATTAACCACATGAATGCATTTGGTAAAGTTGATGTTGAATTTGCAAAGTTATTAGTATCATGGGCAGATGGTATTCGTAAGACTTATTATGATGATGGTGTCGATGATGTTATTTCAACACGTCGCTTAGGTCACATTGTCCAAACTTATGCAATTTTTGAAGAACGTATGAAATCAATTGATCTTGCAATTTCACGTTTTGATGAAGAAACTAAAAACACTTTCAAGGAACTTTATACTAAGTTCGATGCTTCTATTGTACCTGACAATGTCCCTGAAGTATAAAAAACTAACATCCCAATCAACTAAAATGGAAATAACCAAAATGGAAATAAAAAATGATTAGAGATATGTATAATAAATTTTTAAAATCTTTAGAATGGAAATCCTATGAACCTGAATATGAAGAATATAAACCCGATGAGGTATATGATGATGATGAATTTGAAATGTGGATGGAGGTTGTTGGTGTTGGCAGGTTTCTGATAGAGGGTCAGGTTGGTCAATTGGCAACACCTAAAAGTAAAAATGATGATTTTTATGGTCAACGTGGTATAATACTGGAAGATGAAAATTACATCTTAAGGGTTATGTTCGAAAATACCAATGGTAGAACTGTGAAATATCATGAAGCCAATTTGGAAATAATTAAAATTGATAAACAATTTTTTAATAGTGATGGTGAAAAAAATGTATAATCTTCAAATAGTAATAGTTGGATTTGCAATTGTGTATGCATCAGAAATATTGTTGAATGTAGTATAAATATAGATGTAAACTTTCATAGGAGGATTGATATATGGGTATTGGCACTATTGTCACATGGTCTATACTTTTTTTTATTGTTGTTCATAGTTACTATTCATATAGGAATAATGATGTTGGATATTCCTTTTGTGAGAGTGTTATTGAATATAATTTTGATCAATCTAGATGTTCGAATGATCCGGATTGGGATGATTATAGGTGACTTGACATATATTCATGATTGGTGTATAATAACAATCTTGAATCTAATTATAATTTAAAAGGTGAATAAATAATGGCTACAATTAAACTTGACGGAAGAACAATTGAAATTTTAAAAAACTTTTCAACTATCAATTCGAATTTTTATTGTTCTGGTGGAAACACTCTTCAAACTATTTCTGTATTAAAGAATATTTTATCCAAAGCAGAAGTTGATGTTGACTTTCCAGAATTTGGAATTTATGATTTATCTGGATTTCTTGGTGCATTGAGCACTATTAAGAATTCATTAGAAATTTCATTTGAACCAAAAAAAGTCGTGATGAGTGGATTTGATTCGTTGGGGAATCCATCAGTGACAAAATGGGATCTTGCTAGTAAAGAGATTCTGACATCAACCGGTATTAAAGATCTAGATCTTCCTGATCCATGTGCAACATTATCATTATCTGCTGCAAGAATTAAGTCAATTCTTGCAACTTCTAATACATTAGGGGTTGAAGATATTGTATTTCGATGTGACGGGGAATCGGTAGAGATTGGGGTTTTTGATAAAACAGGCCTATCAGGTGCAGAAAATTTCACAACAATTGATGGTGCAGATAGTTCAATTGATTTTGAATTTTATTTTCTTAAAGAGAATTTAAAACTGTTACCAATGGATTATGAAATTGCATTTTCTGAAAATGGTGTGGCACACTTTAAAGGGTCAAATTCAGTCGAGTACTGGATAGCAATGGAGGCGGACTCAACACATGGAACAAAAACAACCTGATAACATAGAAGAAGAATCTGATGCGGATGCATTGGAAATTTATATAACATTAATGCGTGCAATCGATTCTAGATTGTGTCATGTGATTGATGAGATGGATGAACATTATGCTCAAGAGTTCGGGTATGATAGTCCATCCATCTGGTTTGCATTGATGCATAAATCATTCACAGAATGTGGTAAAATGGGAATCGATTCACAAATATTATTCGATTCTCTGGTTGCAATATCTGATTTATCAAAAGAGGATGTTGCAATGGGGGATGAAGATGGGCGAGAAGTTGGGGATTTATCACCTGACAGAATTTTACATTAATTTGGGAAATATATTATGAGTAATAGTGAATCACTTTGGGTAGAAAAGTATAGACCAAGATCTATCAATGAAGCAGTTTTAGATCCTCAGATCAAAAAAACATTCTTTGATTTTATTGAAAAGAAAAGTTTACCAAATCTTATATTAACAGGTAATGCTGGTTGTGGTAAAACTACAGTTGCACGTGCAATTTGTACCGAAATGGGAATGGATTATGTTTTAATTAATGCATCCGATGATCGTGGTATTGATACTGTTCGTTTAAAAATTCGTGAATATGCATCATCTATGTCATTAACCAATGAAAAAAAGGTTGTGATTTTGGATGAGGCTGATAATATGACCACAGATGCCCAGAAGATATTACGGGGAGTATTTGAGGAATTTCATGAAACATGTCGGTTTATTCTTACATGTAATTTTCCTAATAAACTATTACCACCAATTCATTCTAGGTGTTCGGTCATCGATTTCACAATCAAAAAGAAAAATATGGAACGAATGTCTTCCTTGTTTTTTGAACGGGTTTGTTTTATCCTATCAGAGGAAAAAGTCCAATTCGAACCTGCGGTTGTGGTGAAAATGATCATTCGACATTATCCGGATATGCGAAGACTGTTGAATGAACTTCAAAGATATGGTACTTCTGGATCAATTGATATTGGTATTCTTGGGGATGAATCCGGATCTATTGAGACATTGGTAGAGTCATTGAGTAAGAAACAATTTTCTAAAGTTAGGGAATGGGTTGTGCAGAATCAAAATGATAATCAAACAGGTGTTTTTAGACAAGTGTATGATTCATTATACGATTCTTTACAATCTGCATCAATACCAGAAGCGGTAATTATTATTTCTGAATATCAATATAAGTCTGCTTTTGTTGCAGATCAGGAAATCAATACACTTGCATGTCTTACTGAATTAATGTTGAAGTGTGATTTCAAATGAGTATCATTGAATTTGTAAATGATATTCAAATTGCAAAAGATAAACAATCTGAATATGATGCAGATGAATCTAATTGGAAAAGAACAAAAATTCCAATGAAAGGTTGGTTAGAATCAATTAATTATACTAAAAAGAACTTAATGGATCCAGAAAATGAATCTGGATATATCCCATTTGTAATTAATAAAATTCTGTCTGGATCTATTGATTGTCTGTTTGAAGTTCAATTTACTAATATGTATGGTAATATGTCAAAGAGATTGCATTATGATTTTCTGCGCCATTCGGTAACTAAGAAAAGACGGTTTGCACCATATATCAAGAAAAAAGAAAAAACACATGCAATCAATGCAATAAAGGATCATTATAATTATTCGGATAAACGAGCAGAGGAAATTATAGATCTGATTGGTGAAAACCGGTTAGAATACATAATTGATCTATATAATCAAAAATTATAAATACATATTTGTATTGAAGCAAAGGACTGAGGCATGGACATTGATCATGATTTTTTAGAAGTGAAGTTTGAGGAACCTGATAATTTCCTTAAAATAAAAGAAACCTTAACTAGAATTGGAGTTGCAAGTAGACGGGATAATAAATTATTCCAATCTTGTCATATACTCCATAAACAAGGTAAATATTACATTGTACATTTTAAAGAATTATTTCTTTTAGATGGTAAGGAAACAGATATAAGTGATAATGATATAACACGTAGGAATTCAATTGCAAGGCTTTTATCAGAATGGGGTTTGATGGATATTCTAACACCTGTTCATGATTTTGCACCAATGAATCAAATAAAGATTATATCATTTAAAGAAAAAGAAAATTGGGAATTAGTTCCCAAATATAATTTAGGTGGGAAGTCATCATAACATACAGGCGAGTGAAGAAATGAGTATTGAAATTTTAAGATTGAAATCCGGTGAAGATATTATTTGTGACATCAAATCTGAGGTAGACGGTTTGATTGTAATTGAAAATCCAGCAGTTATCATTCCAACTTCTAGGGGTGATGATGGTGTAGTAACTATGGGTTTGTCTCCGTGGATGCCATATTCGGCAACAGAAACATTTGACCTTAAGACTGAATGGTTAGTGACAAAAGGTCAACCGTCTGAACAGATGCAAGCATCATATTCTCAGATGTATGGTTTAATATTCACACCAGAGAAAAAAATTATATTAAATTAACTTAATTATGAGAAATAAACGCAAAGAAGAATTTGAAAAACATGAAAAACGTTTGATGATGGAATTTGCAAAAAAGAAAGAAGCCCGAGAAGAAAAACGCCGGTTAGAAAAAAAAGCAAATAGATATAATCCAGTATTCGACCGAGATTGGAATACGCCTGGTGCTGGTGGTTATGGATCGGGTGGATCCTCTATATCATATGAAGATCAAAAGGAAAGAAGAAAAAAAAAGAAAAAAGAACAAGATCCGACAAGATCGAAATATGAGAGTTTGGACAATAGAACGAAATCTCTGCGTAAAATATATGCAGAAATAGATAGAAAAAGTAAAAACTAAAATAAAATCTTGACAAAGATGATGTGATAGTGGTATAATATTATTTAGATTATGGGAGTTGTTAAGTGAATTCAGATTTTTATACAAATGCTATTGTAAGTCGTGGAAAGATTTACACAAGAGGTTATTCCGAGGGTAAACAATACTTCAGAAAAACCAATTTCAGACCATCTCTTTATGAGTTGAATGAAGGATATTATAAGACTCTTGATGGTAGAGAGTTGAGTGGTAGAGAATTTCATTCTATTAAAGCTTCTAAAGAGTACGTCAATCAGTATAAAGGTGTGGAGGGTCGATCCGAAATCTTCGGAGACTTTCCACATCAATATCAATATATATCTCAAGAATGGTTTAAAGAAAAGGTTAACTATGATCCTAATCTGATTAGAGTTGCCAACTTTGATATTGAGGTATTACCACCACCAGAGGGTGGATTCCCTTATCCAGAAAATGCAAATGGTGAAGTTAATGCCATCTGTTTAGAATCTGAGAATATATATTATGTTTTTGGTTGTGGTAAATACACTCCAAAAAATTCAAATGTAAAATATCTCCAATGTATAGATGAACGGGATCTTCTTCGGAAGTTTGTCGGGATGTGGAACTTTATCAGTCCTGATGTAATGACGGGATGGAATATTGAATTCTTTGATATTCCATATATCGTCAATCGAATGGATAACTTAGGGATGATGGATGTTGCAAAAAGTCTATCACCTTGGAATGATCTGTTCAAAAAAACATCAGAACAATTCGGAAAAACCAGAGAAACATATGATATCAGAGGTGTCACATGTCTGGATTATTCTGCATTATATAAAAAGTTTACATACAATCAACAAGAATCCTACTCATTGAATTTTATTTCTCATGCCGAACTAGGTGAGAAAAAGATTGATTATGCAGAATATTCGAATCTACATAATCTATATGAAAAGAATTATGAGTTGTTCATTGATTATAACATTAAAGATGTTGAACTAGTTAAGAGACTTGATGAAAAATTAAATCTTTTAAGTTTAGTGTATTCTATGGCTTATATGGCTAAATGTAACTTTGCAGATACATTAGGAACTATTAGGATATGGGATGTAATATGTTATAATTATCTACGTGAACAGAATATTATAGTTGGATCCAATCATGTATCAGATTCTAGGGATTTTGTTGGTGGTTATGTTAAAGATCCTCAAGTAGGTAGACATAAATGGGTAATGTCGTTCGATTTGGCATCACTATATCCACATCTTATTATGCAATATAATATTTCACCTGAGAAAATTAATGGTAAGTTGAATGATAAAGTCACTATAGATTCACTTCTTAATAAAGAACATGGGTCTGAAGTTGTTGATGATCTTGTTGGTGGAACTGATTGTGTGACACCGAATGGAACATTATATACTACTTCTGAACGTGGATTTATTCCATCGTTAATGGATCGATATTTTACAGATAGGAAGGCAGTTAAAGGTCGAATGATTCAAGCTGCAAAGGATGGGGATTCCGATCTAGAAAATAAATTGCAAGTGGAACAAATGGCACTTAAAATTCTTCTTAATAGTTTATATGGTGCATTGGGTAATAAGTATTTCCGTCACTTTGATGTTGATATGGCAGAATCTATTACTACTGCAGGACAGTTAAGTATTCGATGGGTTGAACGTGCAATTAACAAATATATGAATTCGGTTCTAAAGAGTGATAAAGAGGAAGATTATATTATTGCAGTTGATACGGATTCTGTATATGTATCATTCGAGAAAATTATGGACTCTATCACATGGAAACCAGAACAAGGGGTTCAAGAGAAAACTGATTTCTTAGATAAGATTGGATCCAATCAGATACAGAAAGTGATAAATGATGCATATGAGGAATTGTATATCTATACTAATGCATATGAACAAAAAATGGATATGGATCGTGAAGCAATTGCAGATAGTTCAGTTTTCTTTGCAAAGAAACGATATATCATGAATGTCATTGATAATGAGGGGGTTCGATATAAGGATCCTAAAATTAAAATGATGGGGATTGAAGCGGTTAGATCATCAACACCATCCGTATGTCGTGATGCACTTAAGGAATTTATTAAAATCATTCTGAATGGAACTGAAAAGGAAGCACAAGATTATTATTCGGACTTTAAACAAAAATTTAATAAAACCGATTTCTTGAATATTTCATTTCCTAGAACTGCAAATAATATTGATAAGTTTTTTGATCCAGTAACATTATACAGGAAAGGGACACCGATTCATGTACGTGGATCTATTGTGTATAATCATGCAATATATAAAGCTGGACTCGGTGATAGATATGAATCTGTAGAGAATGGTGATAAGATTAAATTTTGTTATATGAGAATGCCGAACACATTACAATCTAATGTAATTGCAATACCAAGTGTGTTGCCACCGGAACTTGATCTGGAGAAATATATCGATTATGATCTACAATTCGAGAAATCTTTCCTCCAACCTGTACAGACAATGCTTAAAATTATTGGATGGAATCACAAGAAAACTATTTCACTTGCAAGTTTTTTTGTTGATTGACATTCACTGGTAAATGTTATATAATATGAACTTAATTATGGAGAATGAAAAATGAGTAGTTTACTTGAACGAATGAAATCAACATCTAAAATAAAACAGTCTGCAATAATGACTGAATCTAAAATCCTGAAACAATCAGCCCCAATACCAACTTCAGTCCCTATGATGAACGTTGCATTATCTGGATCTTTTGATGGGGGTATTACTTCTGGATTGACAGTTCTTGCAGGCCCAAGTAAACATTATAAAACATCATTCGGGTTATTGATGTTAAAAGCATATCAGGATAAGTTTCCTGAATCTGTATGTTTATTTTATGATTCCGAGTTTGGATCACCTCAGGCATATTGGGATTCATTCGGTATTGATATGACTAGAGTTCTACATGTTCCTATTAAGAATGTGGAAGAACTTAAATTTGATCTGGTTACTCAACTGGAAGGAATTAATGCAAAAGAAAAAGTCTTTGTTTTAATAGATTCGATTGGAAACCTAGCATCAAAGAAAGAGGTTGATGATGCACGTGATTCTAAATCTGTTGCAGATATGACTAGAGCCAAACAAATGAAATCTTTATTTCGTATGGTCACTCCATACCTAACACTTAATGATATTCCATTGATTGCAATCAATCACACATACGAAACACAAGAAATGTTTTCTAAACAAGTCGTTTCAGGTGGTACGGGTGTTGTATATTCTGCAAACACTATCTTCATTATTGGTAGAAGACAGGATAAAGTTGGAAAAGAAATCAAGGGATATGATTTTATTATTAATGTTGAAAAATCTAGATTCGTTAAAGAAAAAAGTAAGATTCCTATTTCGGTTTCATGGGAAGGTGGTATAGAAAAATGGTCTGGTCTACTAGAAATTGCAGTCGAATCTGGGTTCGTGGTAAAACCAAAAGTTGGTTGGTATACTAGACCGACTGTTACAGATGATAAAAATTACCGTGAAAAGGATACTATGAATAAAGAATTCTGGGATCCAATTTTCAATGATACCAATTTCAGTGAATATGTAGAAGAGAAATTTAAAATTGGTTATGTTTCAATGCAATCATGAGAGATGATATAATGAGTGATGTAATGAGTGATATAAAGAAAGTTGATATACCAACGAAAGATTATGAATATGTATTCAATGACAAATATCCAAATACTCTAGCACTTTATTTGCATGATCTTGAATATTCTGGTATAATAGTGTTATATGAAGACTTTTGGTTTGAATTTGAATCAGAAAATGATGTGGAAAATGATGTTCCAACTCTAAGCTTCAAGTATAAGTTGGCAGTTAATCCCACGGGGATTAACGTTCCACTCAAGTACTTAGGAGATCTTTTAATGACTGTTATCACGGAGCAAACAAGTGGAAAACATGATACTAACACAGTTGGTACATAATACTCAATTTTTGAGAAAGGTAATACCATTTATTAAGGAGGAATATTTTCAAGATCATTGCAATAAGACTATATTCCGAACAATTGAGAGTTATGTATCAAATTATGCAAAAAATCCATCAGTAGATATTTTATTGGTTGCATTGGAAACTGATAAAAGTTTGTCACAGGATATGTTTGATACTGCAAAAAGATCTTTAGAATCATATAAACCAGTTGAGGAAAATATTGACTGGCTTTGTGATGAGACTGAAAAGTTTTGTCAAGATAGATCTATATATAATGCAGTTCTGAAATCGATTTCAATTATCGATGGGAAGGAAGATGATTTAACCCCACAAGCATTACCACAGATATTATCTGAAGCTTTGAGTGTTAGTTTTGATTCGAATATTGGTCATAGTTATTATGATAATGCAGATGATAGATATGAGTTCTATCACAGAGATGAAGAAAGGATTCCGTTTGATATTGACCTTCTTAATAAGGTGACTAATGGTGGATTACCGAATAAGTCTATCATGTGTTGGTTGGCATCCACAGGGGTCGGTAAATCTCTTGTGATGTGTCATCAGGCTGCAGCTGCAATGTCAATGGGTAGGAATGTATTGTATATCACATTAGAGATGTCGGAAGAAAGAATTGCAGAAAGGATTGATGCAAATCTGATGGATGTAGATATTAGGAAAATTGATAAACTTGATAAACGTCAATTCCAAAATAAAATATCTAACATCAAAAAACGATGTCATGGAAAACTGATAATTAAGGAATATCCAACATCTACTGCACATGCAGGTAATTTTGAACATTTATTAGATGAACTTAAGATAAAGAAGAACTTCAAACCAGATATCATATTCATCGATTATATTAACTTATGTACATCTAGACGGTTAAAGAATGCAAATGGTGTGAACTCTTATACAATGATTAAATCGATTGCAGAGGAATTACGAGGATTATCCGTGACACAGAATGTTCCACTAGTTACTGCAACACAGGTTAATAGATCTGGTGCAGATGATCCGGATTTAGATCTTACCAATACTGCAGAGTCTTTCGGGTTGCCTGCTACAGTCGATCTTATGTTAGCATTAATATCAACTGAGGAACTAGAGGGACAGAATCAATTAATGATTAAACAGTTGAAAAATAGATATAACGATCTATCCAGTTTTAAACGGTTTGTTGTGGGGATAGATAGACCTAAGATGAGACTCTATGATCTTGATACTTCTGCACAATCCGGTATAACACCAATCTCTGGTGGTGGTCAACCAGCAAAAGGTTTTGAATCTAAATTTGCAAACACTGCAGAAAAGACCTATCGATCTTTAATAGTATAAATAATATAATTAGTACTAATATACGTTGACAAGGAAGTCACGGTTTGATATACTAGTCCTGTACTTGATAGAAACCCTTTAATCGAACTGGTCAAACCAATGATAACATTTAATAACTTCACTTCCATAAAAACAATAACAGAAGCAAAGAATACCCATATGACACATATCGAAGACTTAGTTCTAGATGGTGGTGTTGATGGGACAAGAAGTGCTATTAATGCATTGAGGAGTTTACGGGATATGCTTGGTGGGAGCTCTAACACTTCCCATAATGTCACTGTAAAATGGGATGGAGCTCCTGCGGTATTTGCTGGAATCGATCCAAGTGATGGTGTGTTTTTTGTTGCAAAGAAAGGTATATTTAATAAGAATCCTAAAGTCTATAAATCATTCGATGATATTGATGCAGATACATCAGGAGAACTATCGGTTAAATTGAAGATTGCTTACACAGAATTTAAAAAACTTAATATTAAAGGTGTGTTGCAAGGTGATATCATGTATATTAAACCTGATCTCAAAAAAGAAACAATTGACGGTCAGAAGTATATAACATTTCATCCTAATACAATTGTTTATGCAATACCGGTAGATCAAGCAACTGATGTTATTGCATCTAAAATTGGGGTTGTTTGGCATACAAAATATACAGGAACTTCATTTGAAAGTATGTCTGCATCATTTGATATATCTATTAATTCCTTAAAAAAATCTAGATCTGTATGGATGAGGACTGCAGATCTTCAAGATTTATCTGGTACTGCAACCATGACTAAATCCGAAACAGAAACCGTTACCAAGAATTTATCGAATGCTGGTAAGATTTTCAGAAAAATATCATCATCAACATTAAAAGAAGTATCAGATAATTCTATCATCAATCAAATGATTAATACCTTTAATAACACTAAGGTTAGATCACAAGAGAAAATAACTAATACCAAGAGTCATACTGAAGATCTGATATCATGGATTAATATTAGATATCAAAAGGAAATTGACAAACTAAAAACTGATAAAGGTAAAGATAGAAAACGTGGTGTTCGTGATGATGTACTCAGTTTCTTTTCAGATGATAATAAAGCCAATCTTAAATTGATGTTCGATCTACAGAATCATTTGGTTGCTGCAAAAGAGATTCTAATTGATCAATTGGATAAAGTATCAGATATAAACACTTTTGTTAAAACAATTGATGGATTCAAAACATCAGGATCTGAGGGATTTGTTGCAATTGATACAGATGGTTCAGCGGTAAAATTAGTTGATAGAATGGAATTCTCATCAAATAACTTTTCAAAAGATATAATTAAAGGTTGGCAGAAATGAAAAAAATGACATTCTCTTTCGGTAGATTGAATCCCCCGACAGTCGGTCACACTAAATTACTTGATGCATTAAAAAAAGAATCTAAAGGTGCAGAGTATAGAATGTACCTATCTAGATCACATGACCGTAAAAAGAATCCATTATCATTTAAAGATAAAGTTAAATATGCACGATTGATGAATCCTAAACATTCATTATATATAATGGATGATGCTAAAATTAATACAATATTTGATATATTGGTAAAACTCCATGATGAGGGATATGGTTATATCTGTATGGTAGTCGGATCTGATAGGGTCAGTGAATTCGAAACAATGATTAATAAATATAATGGAACTGAAGCACGACATGGGTTTTATGATTTCAAACAAATCTCTGTTAAATCTGCAGGGGATCGTGATCCAGATTCCGAGGGTGTAGAAGGTATGTCTGCATCCAAGATGAGAGCAGCAGTAGTGGATAAAGATTTTAAATCGTTTGCAAAGGGTTTGCCTAAAGGATTTAAACAGTCAGAAGAATTATTCGAACTTCTCAAAAAAGAAATGGGAATTTTAGAATCGTTTAATGATTTTATATAAATAATATCAATCAAAAAAGGAAAAACAAATGTCTAATCAAGAAGCACCATTTTGGTGTCCAAATGCAGTTGCAACTAAATTGGGTTGGCAAGATCCAGTCACTAATGAAGTATATGTATGTGATACCACATTAGAAATCACACCTGTAGTTAAACCTACACCAAACAAGAAAAGTTTAAAAAATAAAAAATAAGTTTCATTGAGCTGAGTCCCAGCATAATAATTCCCTTTGGAGGGTTTAAAGAATGGCAAATAAAAAAATATCAAGTCTTACCGATCTAGGTATATCTACATCATCAGAAGATCTATTACATATAGTGGATTACGATTCTATTAACGGTCATGTTAACAAACGTATTACACTTGCAGCATTGTTTGCATCAATACCATCAAAATTGGTATTGGCAGGTAAGTCTATTATTTCTAATGTTTCACAGAATATTATTAATAATGATGTGTCATATATCAGAATTGAAAGTATTACCGGCACACAAAGCTCTCCAGATGTATTTACATTACCAACTACCGCAGTTGATGGTCAATTGGTTAATATTGTGGTAAATGTCGATAGTTATACCAGTCCAAATACTGTGTATAATGTAGTTACTGCATCAACTGGGTTTTGTTGTGGGAATACTCAGGTTCTGTTTGTAGGTAGTGGTGGTACATTATCGTTATTATTCGATGGCTTAAAGTGGCAAATTTTATCTTCATATAATGTAACAATTACATAGGTAAAATATGTTTGAACATCTTAATAGGAGCAATCATATAATGTTTGGAATACAGCATTATATGAACCCTGCAATCTCTGGTGAGGAAGAATTTAATACTGATTATAAGAAGTTCAAATTGATTAATAGGTTATTCAAAAGTCAGAATATCAATTGGAGATTATTGATTAATACTGTAATATTATTACAGAATGTATTTGGGGTAGAAGCAACTGTTGCATTATTGTTTTATCATACAGATAGTCTGTACTATTCTAAACTTAAAAGTGTGGTAATATATCTCGATTATATGTCACCTACCGAAATGTTAAGTGTCATCAATGATGATGATTTGATGATACACTTGGAGAAAATTATATGAACAATGGAATTGTAGATCTAAAGGAGGGGAAATATGTTGATATGTTTGTCGCCTATAGATTTCTAAGAATATTGACTATACCTTGGACAGAGCAACCTGCCTTTAAACATGGTATTATCGATGAAAATGGCAAAAGAATAACATCTAAAAAATTGACCACATCTGAAGAAAAGGATGCATATACATTAGTACATAGATTAGTATTTAATTTTAAGAGAGTATTGTCAAAAGTGCCTTTAGTTAAATCTAAACTTGGAACATATGCAGCTGCACTTTTCTTATTAAAAGAACATTTACCAAGTAGAGAATATGAAATTCTATTGGAAAGTGTTGTGGAGTCAGGTGAATTCACCTATGATATCATAGATACTATTGACCAGATCGATGAGGATATGGGTATTATGATATTAGATGATATCGACTTCTATGAAGAAATTGTAAATGTTGCAGGATCAGGTGAAGTTGCAATGAGAGATTTACCATTAAAAAATAAACCTATTACTAGAGTTGATGCCCGTACTAAAGCTTTCAGATCTGCAATAAAAAGAATCAAAGAGAGAAATCAGAAAAAGATTGATAATGCTATAAAAGAAAAACTCTTAAAAATGGGTATAGACATCTCAAAGGAATAACCATTATGGAAAATATTAATACCGATCATGGAACGATTGGTCGATGTCCGGATAATCGAATGGATAGACATGCATGGGTCTTGGAATCCCATGATAAGGATATTCAGAGAATTGAAAAACAAGTTGAAGTTTTATCATCAAGTCTGACAACTATCGCTGAAACATTAACACAAATTAAATATTTTTGTGTTGGTGCATTGTCATTGTTGGTATTAAATGCATTTGGAATAACTGAAACTATTAAAGCCATATTATTAAAATGATTGGAATGTTGACTAGTTTGTTTGGTGGTGGAGAAACTGCATCAAAATCTATAGACCTTATATCAAGTTCTGTTAGGGGTATTGGTGGGTTTATTGATGAGCAGGAATTCACCACCGAAGAAAGGGTAAAAGCACAGATGGAGCTTGCCAGACTGAATCAGGAGTTGGTTAAGTCTACTATGCATGAGAATTCTATTAGATCTATTACTAGAAGAATTCTTGCATGGAGTATAATGGGTTCATTTCTTGCACTGATATTGTTATCATCAATAGTTTATGCAATACCATTTCCATCTGATACTAGTGATATTCGATTTGGGCCCGAATGGGCAGAACATATCATGATGGTTGTTGATCAACTTGGAAACATGGCACTTGCGGTTTCAATATTCTATTTTGGATCTGCATTAATAGGATCAAAATCTAAACCATGAAATAACTTGACTTGAGTTTTATTATAGGGTATAATACATTATGGATTACATTGATAGAAAATATATTAACCAAGTTGCACATAAGCTGCATAGGTTCAAACAAAAAACGAGAGATGAGTATAACTTCAGATGTCCTATCTGTGGTGACTCTGAAAAATCGCAATCAAAAGCACGTGCGCATTTAATATCAAAAAAAGATAAAACCTTCTTTTATTGTTTTAATTGTTCATCGTCATTAAATTTATATTCCTTTCTGAAAACTGTTTCAGAGAATGATGCAAGGGAGTATTATTTTGAGAAATTCAAAGAAAAATTTACTTCGGCAGAGATTCATCCTGACTTAAATGAGACGGTCGAGCCACCTACGGTTTATCCATTCTCATTCACACCAACATTTACAACACCTCCGAAGAATATTCTTCAACGTGAAGCAGTAAAACTGGAAACTCTGACACCAGATCATCCAGCTGTGCAATATATTATTAATCGTAAAATACCGATCAAACATGCAAAAAGATTATATTATATTGACGATTTTTCAATTCTAGATAAGAAACGTAAGTTGGTCAGTGAGCCTAGATTGATAGTCCCTTATTATAATAAAGATGGAATATTAGTAGGATTTACAGGTAGGGCAATTGGTGATTCCGGACTTAGGTATATAAATGTGTCATTATCAGATGAACAGTCATTTTATGGATTGGATATCATTGATCATAATAAACCGGTTTATGTGGTAGAGGGTGCATTCGATTCAATGTTTCTCGATAATGCAATTGCTGTAAACAATGCAAATCTTTCTAGGGTGTGTAGTGTTATCGATAGAGATATCTGTATTTTAATACCAGATAAGGAACCGAGAAATAAAGTAATTATAAACAATATATATAAGTTTATAGATATGGGGTTTACTGTGTGTTTATTACCAGATTCATTGAATGGTAAAGATATTAATGAATATATAATTAACGGGACAACATGTGATGAGATAATGAAAATTATAAAAAATAACAATCATTCTGGTATTATTGCCAAAATGAAACTAATGGAATGGAAACGAATTTAATGGAAGATGTAAGTTTAACGGTATTGTGTACATCATGTGAAGCATCATTTAAGATTATTCATTCGATGAATGATAATGCATATAGTATACGATGCTGCCCATTTTGTGGGGATGAATTAGAGTTGGAAGAGGGTGATACCTTTTATTTTCAAGATGATGAGGAGGACTTTTAGATAATATGATTTTAGTTGATTGCAGTCAAGTTTTCATAGCAAATGCTATGGTTAACTTAAAATATAATGATAATAAATTGAATGTACCAACATTCAAACATATGGTATACTCATCTTTACTTGAGTATAAATTGAAACATCAACGTAGATATGGGGAAATGATACTCTGCATGGATGATAAAAGATCATGGAGATATGATAGATTTGAGCACTACAAAGCAACTAGAAGAAAAACCAAAGCTACAGATGTCAAACATGATTGGAAAGCCATCTATGCAGGAATTGATTCGGTGAAGGAAGATTTAAAACAGTATTTTCCATGGAAAGTAATGGATTGTAATAATACTGAAGCAGATGATATAATAGGTGTGGTTGCACTTATGTATAAAGGTACATCTGAAAAGATTTTGATATTATCTGCAGATAAAGATTATTTTCAACTTCATGAAAATAAGATGGTTAGACAATATTCACCTCTTCAAAAGAAAATGGTTGCTCCCAGTATAGATGCAAAGACCTATTTGAGGGAACATATTCTTAGAGGGGATCGTGGTGATGGTATACCAAATTTCCTTAGTCCTGATAATGCTTTGATATCTAATGTTCGACAGTCACCGATAACAAAAAAGAAACTTGCAGAATGGAACGGAAAACCTCCGGAAGAGTTTTGTGATGAGGGGATGATGAGAAATTTTCATAGAAATGAACTATTGATTTCATTTGAAAAAATACCAGTAGATATAAGCAAACATATACATACTATGTATGCAGAAGATAACAAAGTCGGAAATAAAATGGACTTATTGAGTTATCTTGTAAAGAACAAATATAAAGAATTAATTACCGATATAGAGGATTTCTAAATTATGAAAATTGAAGATATGACAATGGTTGAAATGATTCAATCAGCAGGTAAAAAGAAAAGTTTCAAAGCAAAGGTCGAGGAACTTAAGAAATTTGACATTCCAGCAATGAGAATGTTTTTAAAGGCTGCATATGATCCTAAGATCAAATGGTTATTACCAGATGGGGAAGTACCATACACACCATCAGAATCACCTCTGGGTGATGGTCATAAATTTTTACAACATGATATTAAAATTTTATTGTCGTTTGTCGAGAACGGGGATGAAACATTGAAACAATTTCAGAGAGAGAATAGGTTTGTACAAACCCTTGAGGCTCTTCATGAATCAGAAGCATTATTATTAATCTCTGCAAAAAATAGATCTGTTGATGTGGATTATAAATTATCTGATAAAGTTGTAAAGGCTGCAATGGATTGGAATGATGAATATTTTCGAAATGTTTGATTAATATGCCATTATACGATCTGAAGAATAATGAAACTGGGGAAATAGTAGAAAAGGTATTAACTATTTCAAAAATGGAAGAATTGACTGGCTCTGGGGTTTGGTCACAAATTGTTGGAGCACCTCATATTGTATCAGGTGTGGGGAATCCATTAAGTAAAACCCCAGATGCATTTAAAGATGTTTTAAGAAATGTGAAAGATAAATCACCACATGCAACAATGGAAATAAATTAAAAGGAATTACGGAAATTGGCGAGTAAAAAGAAAATGACTGTCAAGAAAGAAAATCTAGTTAAGATAGAACCGGTAACAGATGCACAAAAGACAACATTCAAATCATATGATTCAGGTCAAAGTCTGTTTCTTTATGGTGCAGCAGGAACCGGTAAAACATTCATATCACTGTATAAAGCATTAGAGGAATCTTTATCGGATAAGAAAACAGTGTTCATTGTAAGAAGTGCAGTACCTACTAGGGATATCGGATTTATGCCTGGTAATGTTGAAGAAAAAACTGAACTATATCAGGCACCATATCGTGGGATGGTTGGGTATATGTTCGAACAAAATAATTCAGATGATTTCGATTCCCTGTATAATAGACTTGTGGATCAGGGAACTATTAAATTTATCACTACTTCTTATATTAGAGGCATTACTATTGATAATGCAGTGATTATTGTAGATGAATCTCAGAATTTATCATTTTGGGAATTAAACTCAATAATCACTAGAGTAGGAGAGAATTGTAAAATTATATTTTCTGGGGATATCGATCAATCAGACCTTTCTTATCGTGAAGCAGAGGGGTTCACTAAATTCCTGTCCATTATTACGGATATGAAAGAATTTGATATAGTTGAATTTGGGTTGAATGATATTGTTAGATCTGGATTTGTTAAGTCTTATTTGATTGCAAAATTAAATTCTGGACATTAGTACTGGACAAATGTGATTATCTTTGTTATAATATATACATAATTTGGTGAAAGGTGAAAATTAATGATTGCAATTGATACAAGTAAAAAAACATCGGAAATTCTTTTAACTAAAAAGAAATTTTCAGAGATAATCGAAGTTAAAGCTAATGAACATTCTATGTCTATCTTGGATACCATACTATGGTATTGTGAAGAATATGAAATGGAAATTGAATCTGCTGCAAAATTATTAACTCCGAATATCAAAGAAAAAATGTATATGGATGCATATAAAAATCATGTGATTGATAGGGGTGTGACACGACCAATTCTACCTATCTAATGGGTAGAACCTTAGATGAATGGGATGGATATCGTGCAGATCTATATTTGATGGGTATTAAAATGCATTTCAGAAAAAAGTCGGGAGATTTTAATTTCATTGATATAATGCATAATAAAAGGATAAATTATTTAAACCACCATTCATATACGACATTCCAAAATAGAATGAATATGTGGCATTATGAGAAAGCCGCAAATACATATAGTAGGGATGAGTTTGTGAAATTGGTGGTGGGTAATATTATATATAATACTTCTTCTGCACAAGGTGCCCAAGGTTTACAACCAGATCAACTAGATAGATCTTATCTACAAAAATTGATAGGTTCTATGGGATCACTTATGTATAATTTCAAAAATGATGTTGTTAGGTTATTAGATGGCAATACCTTTGAGGAATTATTTGACCCAGATGATCCAAAAATACTTACCGAAAGATGTACAATGGAGACTATATCTATAATCAATAGTCTTACCAATTTTGTTGATGTGTTTAATGTGAAACTGAAAGATGATTATCTATGGAGGTCATTCGATTATAAAATAAAGAAATATGAAACATACATAAAATGGATCACTAACTATAATAGATCCGAATATCGTGATTATCTGATTGGAGAAATTAAAAATGGATAATAAAGATGTAATTGAAGTATTGGAATTTGAGAAAAAAGATTTAGAAAAGAAAATTAAAGACTTAGAATGGGATAATGCAGAACAACTAGTAAGGGAAAATGCATTATGGCCAGAAACTGAAACCGAAGTCAAAAAATAAAAAAATAAACAATTAGAAGAGGTGATGATGAATCTTACTGAACAAGCATATAAATTATTAAAAGATTATTACATGAGGGAATATGAAAAAGATCCATCAGATGCATTTAAAAGAACTGCGATCGCATTTTCCGGAGGTAATACCGAACTAGCAGAGAGAATCTATAATTATATAGATAAAAACTGGTTTATGTTTTCATCACCTATTCTATCCAATGCACCAGAACCAGATGAAAAGGTTAAAGGACTGCCTATCTCTTGTTTCTTGGGATATGTTCCGGATACATTAGAGGGTCTTATTGAACACACATCCGAACTAAGATGGTTGTCAGTTAAGGGTGGTGGTGTCGGTGGTCATTGGTCTGATGTTAGATCTGTGTCTGATATTGCTCCTGGCCCAATCCCATTTCTTCATACGGTTGATGCAGATATGACTGCATATAAACAAGGTATTACTAGAAAGGGATCTTATGCTGCATATCTAGATATCTCTCATCCTGACATCATGGAATTTATGTCACTTAGAATTCCTACTGGTGATGTTAATAGAAAATGTTTAAACTTACATCATGGGGTTAATGTTCCTGATGCCTTTATGGAAGCAGTGGGGAATAATAAATCATGGGATCTAATCGATCCAAAAACTGATGAATCTGTTGAGACAGTAGATGCACGTGAACTATGGGAGACTCTATTAGAAACCCGTTATCGTACAGGTGAACCATATATCTATTTCATTGATAAAGCCAATGATGCATATCCACAAACACAAAAGGATAAAGGATTAATCTCAAGAGGATCTAATTTATGTATTGAAATCACTCTACCAACCAATGAAGAAAGAACTGCAGTTTGTTGTCTGAGTTCATTGAATCTAGAGAAATACGATGAATGGAAAGGTACTAGTCTGGTACAAGATCTTACTATTTTCCTTGATAATGTTCTACAATATTTTATCGATAATGCACCTGTTGAAATATCAAAAGCAAAGTATTCTGCAACTCAAGAAAGATCAATTGGTATTGGTGCAATGGGTTGGCATAATCTATTAATGAAGAAATCTATACCATTTGAATCACAGGCTGCAAGTGAACTTAACGAAGAAGTATTCTCTTATATTAAAGATGAAGCAGTAAAAATGTCTTTGGTTTTGGGAAAAGAACGTGGTGAATGTCCGGATATGATTGGTACTGGAAGAAGAAATGCAAACTTACTTGCAATTGCACCTAATGCAAATTCTTCTAGTATTGCTGGTACTAGTCCATCAGTTGAACCTATTAAGGCAAATGCATTTGTTCATAGAACGCGTGCAGGATCACACTTAATTAAAAATTCACTTCTTTCTGATCTATTAGAAGTATACGGTCAAGATACGGATGAAATTTGGAATTCTATTATCGGTAATAATGGATCAATTCAACATTTGGATTTTTTGTCTTTACATGAAAAGTCAGTATACAAAACTGCAATTGAGATCGATCAGAATGCAATTGTCCGTCTTGGTGGACAAAGAGCAAAATATATCTGTCAATCTCAATCACTTAATATATTCTTTCCTGCAGGGGTTGATAGGAAATATCTACATGATGTACATTACAATGCATGGAAATATGGAAATAAATCATTATATTATCTGAGAACTGAATCATCTAATAAGGCTGAGTTGTTATCTAATAAGGTTGAACAACAGACAATGAAGGATTATTCAGAAACTCCAAGTGGTCAAGATATATCAGAACCAGTATCAGGTTCATTCGACTCACAAGATGACTGTGCATCATGTCAAGGATAAAAATATGTACAGCAAATTTAAAATAGATGATGGATCCGAATATTATATTTGTAACAGAACTAATGCATTATTTGATGGGGACAAAAACCCACTTCAGGACAGATTGGGTGATAATGCATATATGGGGGATATTGATGATAAATATGATTCGAGGATAACTGGATCCATAAAAAAATCTAATGCCCCTAGACGCATGCGGATCCAGTTAGGTCAAGCTTGTAATTATGATTGTTCATATTGTTTCCAGAAAGATATTGGATCTCCGTTAGAAAGAAGAGAATCACCTTTCATGGATATGTTTTTCCATAATATGAAAAAGTTTGATATATCTAAATTGAATCATATTGAACCTTGGGGTGGGGAACCTTTCCTTTATTGGAAAGATATGAAAAAACTATTTGAGTTTTTTGATAAGCCAGGGATGACTTGGTACATATCTACTAATGGATCAACACTCCATAAAAAACATATCGACTTTTTCAAAAGGATGAAAAGTCGTATCCAAATAGGGATTTCACATGACGGGCCAGGCCAAGAAGAACTTAGAGGCGAAGAGATTTTCGATAAACCTAGAGTTCGTGAAGTATTGCAATATATCAAAGAGGTTGATAATGTAAGTTGGTCAGTTAATACAGTTGTGACTAAATCCAATTATAATATTTTTGAAATGTCTGAATGGTTTTATGATGTATTCAAAGGGTTGGATGCATTATCTACACAGTGGCATTATCAGGTTGGTAGATTGTATACAGATGTCTTAGAGGTCGATCATCATTATTCACAATCTGATGAATTGATTTTATCAGGTAACGAATTGAAACAATTTGGGATAGTGCATAGGAAATTTTTAAAAGTGATCAAAGATTCACCTATGAATTATGATTATAATTATATCGAGGGTATAGTTAACTGTACAAATTTCAAAACTGATACAGTTGCAATAGTTAATACGATTGTAGATCAACATGTTGCATCACAAAGTCATGAAACATCTACCAATTGTGGAGTTGATTGGGATAAAAGTTTAGATGTAGATCTGAGAGGGAATGTTTTAAGTTGTGTGCATTCTGATAAAAGGGTTAGATCTGGACATATATCTAATATACAAGAAGTAATGCTTGTAGGATTAGATATAGACAGGAAAAAAAGTCCAGTTCGGGGATGTCTTAAATGTCCAGTTCGTAAACAATGTTCTGGTTCATGTCCATTAAAACTATCAGATGAGACATTTGAAAAGAATTGTGCAATTGAGAAGACTTTTTATCTTGGTTTTATGGAAACTGCTTTGCAATTAGTATTGAGATGTGATACAATAGTATGGTTAGAACATGGTATTGAACATTTAGTGGAATTGCCAGCTTAAACCTATATACATGTAGGTGATTTATATTAATGGGGAAATAAATGAAAATAGAGTTATACAGTAAACCACAATGTAGTTTTTGTGATCAAGCAAAGGCATGGTTTGATAAACATTCCGTGAGATATACGGTTATCGATATCACAGAATCTGATGATAATTTAGAAATGTTTCTAAGATTTCGACAAAGGTCTGTCCCACAAATTGTGGTGGATGGTAAATATTTGGGCAATTATGATACATTAATGTCTAATAAAGAAATGTTTCTTTTCGAAACACCAGTTAACATGACAACCCCATCAGAATCTTATAAACCATTTAGATATCCATGGGCAGTAGAATTAACCAAACGACATGAACAAGCTCATTGGATTGAAGATGAGATTGACCTATCAGATGATGTGGCGGATTGGAAGAAAGGTAAATTAAGTTCTATAGAAAAGGATTTTATAATACAAGTACTCAGGTTGTTCACACAATCTGATGTTGCAGTTGGTCAGAACTATTATGATTTTTTTATTCCTAAGTTAAAGAATAACGAGATCCGTAATATGTTGGGATCATTTGCAGCAAGAGAGGGTGTTCATCAGAGAGCATATGCACTATTGAATGACACTCTTGGATTACCTGAATCAGAATTTCACTCATTCTTGGAATATAAAGAAATGGCTGATAAAGTTGAGTTCATGAGAGATAATGATAATTCGAATTATTCTAAATTAGCAACTGCGATTGCAAAATCTGTATTCTCTGAGGGAATCAGTTTATTTGCATCGTTTGTTATGCTACTAAACTTCCAAAGATTCGGTAAAATGAAAGGGATGTGTAAGGTAGTCGAATGGTCTATTAGAGATGAGACTATGCATGTAGATGGGATGACTCAATTATTTCGTGGATTCTGTGAAGAACATCCAAAAATCGTAACAGACGAATTTAAATTGGCAATTTATTCATTATTAAGACAGTCAGTTGAACTAGAAGATAAGTTCATTGAACTAGCTTATGATAACGTTAATGAAATAGATCAATTGTCAAAGGAAGATGTTAAATTATATATAAGACATATTGCAGACCGAAGACTTCTGCAATTAGGATTCAAACCTAATTTTAAAGTAAAGGACAATCCTTTACCGTGGTTGGATTGGGTATTAAATGCACCTGATCATACGAATTTCTTTGAAAATCGTGTAACTGAATATGAAGTTGGATCTTTAAAGGGAGTCTGGGGGGAGGTATATGACTAACAGACATAAGGATAAATTATGGAATGGCAATACGAGGGGGATGATTATATCCCTGCC